GATATGCAAACTCGTACAACCTTCGGTGGCAAGAAAAGTTAAAAATTTTTAACGAATCAAACCAGCGATTGAACATTAAACCGTGACTGGAGGCCCGCAAGGGTAGGTCACATAAGGAGAAAACAATATGGCTAATGCGTCAACAACTGGGTTTGGATTCAGACCCATTAAAATGGTTGGTCAGGCATATAACAACGCTGCTATGTCAGAGTACAGTGTTGCTGCTTCTTCTGCTTTAATTTCGCACGCATGTTTAGTGCAATTAACTGCAGACGGAGTTGTACTTGCTTCAGGAAACACAGATGAAAATAATCTGGGTACACTGAATGGAGTATTTTATACTGATGCAACATCAAACAAGCCTACGTTTAGCAACTTTTCACCGGCAAGTAATACTGCTACTGATATCGTTGCTTTCGTTACAGACAATCCACAACAGATGTACGAAGTTATGTCTGCGGACACTGCATTCAACCAAAATGAAGTTGGTGGATGTGCTGACCAAGTGGTAGCTGTAGGAACAACACCGTTGTTTATTTCGAAATCAAAAATTTCGGCTACAACGGCAGCTACTAAGGCACAATTAAAAATCATCGGAGTTTCCAGAGATCCTGATCATTCTGATACTAGCGCTGAGGGCTTTGCTCTTAGAGTTATGATCAATGAACATATCTTAGGAAATAACGTGGCAGGCATATAAGGAGGAATAACTATGGCTATATCACGAAATCAACTAGTTAAAGAACTAGAGCCAGGTTTGAATGCTTTATTCGGCCTGGAATATAAACAGTATGAAAATCAGTCAGCTGAAATTTATACTACTGAGTCATCTGACAGAGCTTTTGAAGAAGAAGTTATGTTATCAGGATTCGCTCAAGCATCAGTTAAACCTGAAGGTTCTGGTGTAAGATACGATCAAGCTCAAGAAACTTTCACAGCTAGATACACTAACGAAACAATTGCGTTAGCGTTTGCTATCACTGAGGAAGCTATTGAAGACAACCTGTATGACAGACTTGCTTCTAGATACACAAAAGCACTAGCAAGATCTATGTCTCAAACTAAACAAGTAAAAGCAGTTAATCCATTTAACAATGGTTTACCTGGTGGATCATTCACTTCTGGTGATGGTGTTACTTTGTTTAATACAGCTCACCCAACTATTGCTGGAACTTTCAGTAATACATTGGCAACAGCTGCGGACTTAAACGAAACTTCATTAGAGCAATCAATGATTGACATTGCTGCTATGACTGATGAAAGAGGTTTAAAGATTGCTGCTAAAGCTGTTAAAATGATCGTTCCATCTGCACTACAATTCACAGCTGAAAGACTTATGGCTTCTGCTGGTAGAGTTGGAACTGCTGATAATGATATCAACGCACTAAGATCTATGGGGATGATTCCTCAAGGATACAGTATCAATAACTTTTTAACTGATACAGATGCGTTCTACATTATCACAGACGTGCCAAATGGTATGAAACATTTCGAAAGATCTCCATTGACTACTAAAATGGAAGGTGACTTCGATACTGGTAATGTAAGATACAAAGCTAGAGAAAGATACGTATTTGGCGTATCAGACCCTAGAGGTGTATTTGCTTCACCAGGAGCATAATAAATAATTTTTTGTGGCGGGACACAGTCTCGCCACAATTAATAAATAGAAAGATAAAACCATGAAAAAATTCCTAGTAAATATTTGGGCATACGACCATCACGCAAGATTTGAGGTATTATCTGAAGATAATCCAGAATCTCTTGAAAATGCCATCCTTGACAAACTTGGAGAAAAGAGTATAAACTGGGAAGATCTTGGAATCAGTTATGATAACAAGACTAACCGAATAACCTATGAGGAGGTTATCCATGATACAAGACCTTTACAAACAAAAAAGGTCCTTGGAGTTGAAGTGGGAACAGGAGCATCTATCTAATGGTAGGTATACTCTTGAAATGGTCAGAATTGATGACAAAGTTAGACAAGTCATCACTGAGATCAAGCTGGAAGAAGCAGCTATTGCTCACAGACAGAATACTGTCGAAGGTGCAGCTCCACAAGTTTCTGTAGCTACTTAATAAAAAAGCTACATCGTTGAATAAATCTCATTCACATTACAGGCTCTCTTGCACTCTACTAAAAACTAGTATATAAAAATTACACTATACAATTTAATTAGAATACTGACGAGTATAGTCGACGGCCTAGAGACAGTATTCGTAAACTAGGAGGATATAATTATGGCACAAACTACATTTTCAGGACCAATATTAGCTGGTACTATTAAAAATACGACAGGTACTACTGTTGGAACTGATGTTAAAAATACGGGTCAAGTTTTAATGGCTCAATCATTTTCTGTTGCTTTCGGACAAGAAGGTGCAGCAACTGACACTAATGTGATAATCCCAGCTAACTCTCAAATCGTAAGAATCGATGTTAACGTAGAAACTGCGTTCAACGATTCAGGAGCGGACATACTTGAAGTTGGATCATCTGCAGATACAGACTTATACGTTAATGACGTAAATGTTGCAGCAGTTGGTAAAATAGCTTTAGGAACAGCTGCATTATGTGCAAACTGGAAAGATATTGGAACTTCTGATGTTAGAATCGGTTTCATCTATAACGGTGCAAACGACGACGCTTCAGCAGGTGCTGCTACAGTAACTATTAGTTACTTACAGAACAATAACCTTTCATAATAATTAATTTAGTGTGGGGCTTCGGCCCCACATAAAATATAAGGAGAAAAATTATGTCAATAGGCGGCGGTGGATCATTTTCAAGTGATCAAACAACGTTACAAAAAGATACTGGTGCTATATCACTGTTAAGAGCAGGTAGAGCTAGAATTACTTCTATTCAAGGTAGAGGAGAAGCAGGTTCTGTTTTACTTTTACACGATAGTGCTACAACAGGTGGTGCAGGTGCAGGTAACTTAGTAGCAACTTTTAAATACGATACTGAAGGGTTAGCAGTTTATGTTCCAGGTTCTGGAATTCTTTGTAAAGATGGAATTTGTGCAACCTTAACACAAACAGGTGGATCTGACGGAAGCGTTACGTTAACTATTACAGGAGCGTAGTATGGCTAACACTACCTCTGGTTCTTATGTTTTTGATAAGAACCTTGGAATAGATGAGATTATTGAAGATGCATACGAACGTATTGGTATGCAGAGTGTTTCTGGTTATCAGTTAAAAACTGCTAAAAGATCTTTAAATATTTTATTTTCCGAATGGGGAAATAGAGGATTACATTTTTGGGAAGTTAAAAATCAAAATGTAACTTTAGTAGATGGTCAAGCAGTATATACATTTTTTAGATCACCATCCGACGGTACTTCGGATGGTATCAGCACAACTTTATCTGCAGGTATAAATGCAACTGTAACAACTATTGGTGTTGCTTCAGTTACCGGACTGCCTACAACCGGCGGTACTATAAAAATTAATAATGAACAAATTACTTACAGTGGTGTATCTAGTTTAAATTTAACTGGATGTGTCAGAGGTGTTAACGGAAGCACAGCTGCTACACACAGCAGTGGTGATACTGTTCTACAGTTTCCAAACGGAATGACTGATATACAAGAATTAAATTACAGGGTTGCATCTACAAATGTAGACACACCTATGACAAAAATTAGTAGATCGCAATATCAAGGGTTTTCTAATAAAACAAGTAAAGGTCTACCCACACAATATTGGGTTCAAAGATTTATTGATAAAACAACTGTTACTTTATATTTAACACCAGGTACTTCACAAGCTGGTGATTTTATAAATTTTTATTACACAAAAAGAATTGATGATGTAGGTGCTTATACAAATGCAACAGACGTGCCATATAGATTTGTGCCGTGTATGATTGCAGGTTTATCATATTACTTAGCTGTAAAATATGCACCACCAAGAGTTCAAGAATTAAAATTATTATATGAAGACGAATTGTTAAGAGCTGAAGATGAAGACGGTTCTTCTAATTCTACATATATTTCACCTAAAATTTATTATCCGGGTATTGGTTAATGACAACTTTTTCACAAGGTAAATATGCTTTAGCGATTTCAGATAGATCTGGTATGGCTTTTCCATATAACGAAATGGTTAGAGAATGGAATGGTGCCCTGGTTCATGTTTCAGAGTACGAGCCTAAACAACCACAGTTAGATCCTAAACCAACAAGTGCTGACCCACAAGCTTTACAACATGCGAGAACTGCTAGAACAGAATTTCCCACAGAAGATTTTTTACCTGAAAATCCTTTTGTAACTGCATCTAACACTACATTAAAAATTAATTTTCCAAATGGTGCTTTACAAGTAAATGATTTTGTTAGATTTAGAGATGTTAAATCTCCGGTAGGTGGTGTAGCAGTTTCAACATTACAAATGTCTACTACTTTAAATGGGGCGATAACAGATAGCGATACTACAATTAACTTAACAGATGGTTCTGAATTTCCAACTTCTGGATTTATAGTAATTGAAAAAGTATTAACTCCTAATGATACAAGTGATCCATTACTTGTAGGACAATATAGAAACGAAGTTATAAAATATACAGGAAGATCTACAAATCAATTAACAGGCTGTACTAGAGGAACAAGTGCACCTTACAGAGGAACAGCTCCTGTACCTACAGTTGCTGGATCTCATTCTAATTTAGCAAAAGTTTTTGGTGGTTATAAAGTTGTTTCTTTAAATGAAACATCGGTTCCAGGTACAGGTCAACCATCTACAACTACACAATTTGACGGTATAAATATTACACTAACTAACGCTGCATCAAGCACGGAAACAGGGGGTGGTTTTCAATGTACAATTGGACCCATAAATGATAGACCATAATTATGTCAGGAATTTCAAAATATACATATACTACGTTAACTAATGCGATTAGGGATTACACAGAAGTAAGTTCAGATGTTTTATCTACAACTATTATAGATGGAATTATCATGGCAGCTGAAATGAGAATCAATCAAGAACTTCCAATGGACGCTGATAGAAAAGTTCAAGAGGGGACTTTAGTTGCAGATGATAATACGATTAATGCGCCAGCAGGTGCTTTATTTATAAGAGGTATAGAAGTTTTTGATTCTACAGCTAACACACAAGGAAAAGGAACTTGGTTAGAGAAAAAAGATCAAACCTATTTATCAGAATATGTAGATAGATTAACAGGACCAGAAGGAGATTTGACTGCACAAGATGTAACCGGTCTTCCTAAATATTATGCTATGTTTGGTGGGGCAACTGGCACATCTAGCACAACATCTGGGGGTATGTATTTAGCTCCTACACCTGACGCAAATTATATGTTTAGAGTATATTATAATAAATATCCTACAGGATTAGGTTCTGGGAGTGATGGAAATTCAGAGACTTATTTAAGCACATATTTCCCACAAGGTTTGTTGTATGCTTGTTTGGTGGAGGCATATGGATTTTTAAAAGGTCCAATAGATATGTTGACACTGTATGAAAATAAGTATAAAAATGCAATACAACAGTTCGCAGGAATGCAACTGGGTAGACGAAGACGAGACGATTATACTGACGGAACAGTTAGAATACCAGTTAAGTCACCGTCTCCATAAATAAGGAGAAAAAATTATGGCAATAACATCGGCAATATGTAACAGTTTTAAAAACGAACTTATGACTGCGACTCATAACTTTACAGCGTCTACAGGAAACACTTTTAAAATTGCATTATATACAAGTTCTGCAACTCTAAGTGCATCAACTACTGCTTACTCTACATCAAATGAAATCACTAACTCTTCTGGATCTGCTTACACTGCAGGCGGAAAAGCTTTAACAAACATTACTCCATCTTTAGATGGATCAACAGCTTGTGCTGATTTTGATGACGTTAGTTTTACGTCAGCATCATTCACAGCGAATGGATGTTTAATCTACAATGACACTGCAACAGGTGATCCTGCTGTTTGTGCAGTAGCTTTTGGTGGAGACAAAACAGTTTCAAGTGGAACTTTTACTATTCAATTCCCAGCTAAAGCAGCGACAACGGCTATAGTTAGAATAGCATAAGGAGGTAAATCCTTATGGCATCTATCTGGGGTGGTGATAGTCCTTCAGTAGCCTGGGGAGAAAACTCCTGGCAATCTAATACTGTTACAATTACTTTAACTGGTCAATCAGCAACTACTTCAGTTGGTTCTATAACAGCTTTCAACCAAAACGGTTGGGGTGGAGCTCAATGGGGTAATGATGGTTGGGGTGTAAACTTTGCTGTCGCTTTAACTGCACCTGCTGGTTTAAGCACATCATTAGGATCTTTAATTGCTGAACAATTTATAGAAGCTCCTATAACTGCACCTACTAATTTAACATCTTCATTAGGATCTTTAACAACAACTCAACTTTCAATTGCAGATTTAACGGCTCCAAGTCAAATGACTTCTCAAGTCGGAGACTTTGATAATGCCGGTACGTTAGTTGGTTGGGGTAGAAATGGTTGGGGTGAAGAACCTTACGGAGACTCATTTAATAAATTAGTTCAATTAACTGCATTACCAGTAGCAACAGCAAGTGTTGGATCTTTGTTACCTGCGGACGTCGTAGGACTAACTGCACCTAGTGCAGCAACATCTAATGTTGGATCTATTAATTTAGAATTTTCATATGTACCAAGTGGACAATCAGCAACAGCAAGTGTTGGAGCAATTGTATCTGGTATAGGTGTTCCATTAACAGGAGTATCAGCAACATCTAGTGTAGGCTCTATTAATTTAGAATTTGCATATGTACCAAGTGGACAATCAGCAACAGTAAGTGTTGGAGAAATAGAAGTAACAGAGGTATTAATAATTAGAATTGGTCTTGATGGTGTGGATACACCAGCTGTTTTAAATTCTGCAGTTGGAGCTATTATTCCAGAAATAGGCGTTCCATTAACAGGAGTATCAGCAACGTCTGCAGTTGGATCAATTGCACCTGAAGATGTTATGGGATTAACAGGGGTTGAAGCAACCGCAGAAATAGGTACAACTGGCTTTGGAACAATAGGTTACAAAGATATTGACATAACTGGCAATACATCTTATACAGATGTAAATCATGCTGCTTAATTGATTAAGGAGAAAATAATATGGCATCAACATTTACAGCGCTTGGCGTAGAATTAATGGCAACCGGTGAAAATGCCGGTACTTGGGGAACAAAAACAAATACTAATTTAAATATCATCGAGCAAATTGCTGGTGGTTTTACTGCTCAATCGATAGCAGGTGGTGCACAAACTACAGCTTTATCAGTTTCTGATGGATCAACTGGTGCTGTAATGTCTCACAGAATGATTGAGTTTACAGGTTCAATTACTGGAAACCAAATCGTAACAATTCCTTTAGATGCACAAACTTTTTATTTTTTAAGAAATTCAACATCTGGTGCTTACACAGTACAATTTAAATATACTTCAGGATCTGGAGACAGTTTTACTTTTTCAGCAACTGATAAAGGTGATCAACTTGTGTTTGCTACAGCAAACGATGGAACTAACCCAGACATTTACACTCTAGATTTTGGTGATGTAACTCTTACTGGAACTCAAACTTTAACAAACAAAACTTTAACTAGTCCTAAAATTGGAACTTCAATTTTAGATACTAACGGAAATGAACTTTCAAAAGTTACAGCTACAGGTTCTGCGGTAAACGAATTTACTATAGCAAATGCTGCTACAGGTAATGCACCAGCATTATCAGCTACTGGTGATGATTCAAATATAGACATTGCTTTAATACCAAAAGGAACTGGTGAAACTAAAGTTGGAACAGGAGCAGCAAATGCCACTATAACTTCAAGTGGTGCACACGATTTAATATTAGACACAAATTCAGGAACAAACTCTGGAACAATTACAATTACAGATGCAGCTAATGGTAATATTACTATTGCTCCAAACGGAACTGGTGTTGCTCAAGCAGTAGATGCTGGAGATAACACGGCTGCAATTAAGATTGCAGGTAAAGAAACTATTTGGGTGCCTTCAAGTGCAATGTACCCTAACAGTACAAACGGTGCAGAAGCTGCACAAGTAGAATTATCAAATGGTCCAGAGCTTAAAGTTTTAGATTTTGATAAAGACTCTGATGAGTTTGCACAGTTTGCTGTTGCATTTCCTAAATCATGGAATGCAGGCACAGTAACTTTTCAAGCGTTTTTTACAGCTACTTCAACAGATACAGGTACAAGTGCATATGTTTTACAAGGTGTTGCATTAGCAGATAATGGCGATCTTAACACCGCTTTTGGAACAGCAGTTGGACCAACAGCAAAAGCTATGAGTGGAACATCAAACGATTTAGCAGTTACAGCAGAAAGTGGAGCAGTAACAATCGCAGGATCACCTGGTGACGATGAGTATGTTTTTTTCCAAGTGTCAAGAGATGTATCAGCTGATGACCTAAATGCTGATTCAAGATTATTAGGAATTAAATTATTCTTCACTACTGATTTAGCTAACGACGCATAATAGGAGTTAGAATGTTTGGATACAGATTATTAGGTTTCGGATCTGGCGGAGCACCAAAAGATTACACTATGGAATATGTTCTTGTCGCTGGCGGAGGCGGTGGTGGCACCGACGATGGCGGCGGAGGCGGTGGCGGAGGCTACAGGTCTTCTGTACAAGGAGAAAATTCAGGTCGAGGAGACTCAGCATTATCAGTAATAGAAGCAGTCGAAGGAACTACTTACACAGTAACTGTTGGTGGTGCTGGTGGAGCTGGACAGGGTGATAACATTCGAGGTGGTAACGGTGGAACTACATCTCTTTCAGGATCAGGTATTTCAACTGTTTCATGCACTGGCGGAGGCGGCGGTGGCTCTTGGAACAGAGGAGCTAATAGCGGTGGCTGCGGTGGTGGATCAGGAAGTGGCGGAGGCCGTGGTTCAAGTAATGGTTCAGGTTCGAGTGGTCAAGGTTTTGATGGTTCAGGTGGTGGATCAGGTACTTCTGGAGGCGGCGGTGGCGGCGGTGCATCTACAGGACAATCTGCAACTGGTGGTCATGGAACAGACTCATCTATCACAGGAAGCTCAGTCGGAAGAGGCGGCGGAGGCGGCGGTGGAGCTGGTCAAGGCGGCGGTGGATCAGGTTCAGGTCGTGATGGCGGCGGTAGCGGTTCAACTGGAACTGGTGGCGGCGGAAGTTCTAATACAGGCGGAGGCGGTGGAGGTGTAAAAACTGATAACCGTAGTGCAGGAGCTGGAGGATCAGGAGTTGGAATTTTAAGAGTATTTACAAATGTATATTCAGGAGTTACATCAGGCTCACCTACTGTTACAACAGATGGTGATTACACTATTATGAAATTTACAGGATCAGGGAGTTACACACCATAATGGCACATTTTGCAAAATTAGACAATAATAATATTGTAACTCAAATTGAAGTTGTTAATGACGAAGTTATTACTGATAGCAACGGTAATGAGCAAGAATCATTAGGAGTTGATTTTTTAAGAAATCTTTATAACGAACCAGATGCTGTATGGAAACAAACTTCATACAACACTAGTGGTAATATATACTATACACCTGGAGGAAATTTTGAATCCTCTAATGTAGACCCTGATCAAAGCAAAGCTTTCAGAGGAAACTATGCAAAAATAGAGGGGCACTACGATCCTGCTAATGATGTATTTTATGATGGACAACCACATGCATCTTGGGTTTTAGATACTTCTTCTTGGATTTGGGAGGCACCAAATCCTCCTGGAAAAAAACCACAAGATGGAAAATCATATCTTTGGGACGAAGATGCTTATCAAGCTGATAATTCAACTGGTTGGATTGAAAAGATTAACGACTAGCACTTGTATTATACTTAAAATAGTATAATTTTTACTTAAATTACAGAAATAAAAATGATTATCAATATTTTTTCAATTCCTATATTTATTGGTAATATTAATGCTAGTAAAATTAAATTCATAAAAAAGATAAAGACCGAAGATACTTGGTTATCTAAAACTCCAAGCTCTTATAATGTTGATAATCCTGACTCTATAATAGATAAAAAAACTATAAAATTTATATTGGAAACATTTGCCGATGAATTAACTCAAGTTGTTTCTGGAACGTTTGAGTTAAGATTAAAAAATATTTGGGAAAATAATTATAGGACTGAAGACTACCAAGAACCACACATTCATACAGGTTCAGATTTATCTTTTATAATTTATAAAGATGTTGAAGAATCAAAAACAGTTTTTTTAAACCCAGCTAAAAATATAATAGAGTGTTTTAAAAATATGAGTTCTAGAGCAATTTCTGTTTTTTCTAAAGAAGTCTATAAACCTACATTAAGATCTAATCAATTTGTATTATTTCCTAGTTATTTAGAACATATGGTTGTAAAACCAAATAAGCGTCAGTCTACAATTGCTGGTAATATAAGAATGGTAATAAAATGAAAACAGAACAAGATTTTTTAATGAAGGAAATTTTCAATAATATTAAAAATAATATTATCCATGATAATTTCTTTCCATGGTTCTTAAAAGAAAAGTTAAATGAAAATCAAGAAAATTCAGCTTTAGATAGTTACTTTACACATTCATTTTATTTAAATAATAATATAAATAGTGATAAGTTTAATTTAATTAAACCTTTGATAGACAAACTAAAAGCAAAAGCTTTATTGAGAGTAGTAGCTAATTTTTATTATAGAACAGATAAAATTGTAGAACATCCTATGCATTGTGATTATCAGTTTCCACATAAAGGGGCTTTGCTTTCTTTAAACACTTGTGATGGGTTTACTATTTTAGAAGATGGCACTAGAGTTCCTTCTGTAGAAAACCAACTTCTACATTTAGCTACAGATAAACCCCATGCTAGTACAAGCACTACAAATGCAAAAGGTAGATTTAATATTATAGTTAATTATTTTTAATGACTTTTAAGCACTGTACATTATTTGGTATGCCTGTATTTGAAGATGAAATAAATCCTGAACGTTATAATAAAAAACAGTTAATAAAAGATATTAAATATAACTATAAAATATCTAAACAACTGACTTTTAAGCACTGTACATTATTTGGTATGCCTGTATTTGAAGATGAAATAAATCCTGAACGTTATAATAAAAAACAGTTAATAAAAGATATTAAATATAACTATAAAATATCTAAACAACGTGGTTCAGGTTTTGGTAAATGGCATGATTCATATGAATGCACAGATGAAAGGTTTAAAAAAATACAAAGCGATGAATTAGTAAAGATATATATTGAAAAACTAAAAGCATTTTGTGTTAACCATCTTAATATCAAAAAAGATTGTGCTATTAACATACAAATTATTAATTACACTTGTAATAAAGAAGATGCTTTTATGACTCCTCATATGCATCTTGGTGCAGATTTTGGTTTGGTACACTATCTTCAAGTCCCTAAAGAATCGTCTCCTATAAGATTTAGTAATCAAAATTCATTTGGTAAATTTTTTAATTTTTTAAGACCAGACTTATACGATCTAGTGGATAGTGATAAATACATTAATTCATGGATGTTTGAATATTTTTCAATCAATCCCTTACCCGACAGTATACTATTATTTCCTGCAGTGATGATGCATGAGGTTCCTTTTCAAAAACAAGTAATGAAAGATGAAAGAATCAGTATTGTTGCTAATGTAAAAATTGAAAAAGTATGATAAAAATATTTGACCATGGTATTGACCAAAATTCTCAATTAGAAATACATAAAGAATTATCTAATTTAAATTATGAACACGGAGAGTCTGATTATGAAGGTGCTGAAATAATTGGGTTGAGTTGTGAGTTAAATAAAAACACTTTAAGTTTTAAAATATTAAATAATATTTTAAAAATGATTAAAGAGTTAGATGGATTAAATTTAGTAAGAACTTATGTAAATAAATTTGAACCTGAAGATAAACCTTTGTTTCATATAGATAGTCTTGATGGAGGAATTACTGCTTTATATTATGCAAATGATAAAGAGGAAAATATAGATGAACTTGGCGGAACTCAATTTTATTTAAAAGACATTGAAGAAATAAAAGAAGTATTAAATATACCTGGTAGAATAATAATTTTTGATGGTGGAATTAGACATAGAGCTACCAGTTTTAGAAATAAAACACGTTATACTATTGCATTTAAATATGAAAAATAAAGCAATAAAACATTTAGTAATTGTTGGTGGTGGTTCTTCTGCCATGCTAGCTGCTGCATATATTAGAGCTCATACTAATTATGATATTACAATGGTTGATAGACCTGACGGTAAACCTATAGGAGTTGGTGAAGCTACTATTTTAAATTTTGAACCATACATGCAAGCATGTGGATTTCCTTATCAAGAATGGTTTGATTATTGCGATGCTACTATTAAAACAGGTATTTTATTTTCTGGTTGGGGTAATAAAAAACATAGTCCTGATTTATGGCATCCATTTATAGAGGGTAGAAGTATGGAAGATTTTTATGATAATGATGAAAGAGGTTATCATATAGATTGTTTAAAATTAGCCAAATACATTGAAGAAAAATTAAAAGATAAAGTTAATTGGGTAAAAGATAATGTAATTAAATTAGACGGAGATACTTTAATTTGTGAAAATAAAAAAATAAAAGCTGACTTATTTATTGATTGTACAGGTTTTAGGTCTATGCTGCAAAAAGAAAAAACAGTTAATCTAAGAGACAGATTAATTTGTGATACTGCAATAGCAGGTCCAGTCGAATATAAAGATGATTCAGAAAGATTACACTACACTACATGTCACGCTGTTTCATGTGGTTGGATTTGGAAAACTCCTGTAAGAAGTAGAATAGGAAGCGGTATTATATTTAATAGATCAATTACAAAACCTAAAGAAGCTAAAAAAATATTTTTAGAACATTGGGATAATAGACCTAAAATAGCCAAAGAAATTAACTGGACTCCATATTATAAAAATACTTTTTGGAAAAATAATGTAGTAAGAATTGGATTAGCTAGTGGATTTATAGAACCTTTAGAAAGCACAGGCTTAGCTTTAGCTATGGAAGGAGCTTATCAATTAGTGGCAACTACTAGAGATAATAATTACAACCAGAATTCTATAGATTTATACAATAGTGTTATTAAACATTTTTATGAAGATGCGATTAATTTTATATCCCTTCATTATAATTTAAATAATAGAAAAGAAAAATTTTGGAAAGATGCTAAAAAATTAGCTATATCAAATGCACAAAAGTATTATGCCAAAATGGATAATCCTAAACAGTACCCTCATTCTAATTATAGTTTTTTTAACCAACCTAATTGGTTGTGTTTATTAGACCAACTTAAATGAAATTTCTAAAACATCTTACAGATGTTTCCTTTGCAACAGATATTCAAAAACAAAAAGAGCTGTGGGACGTAGAAGGAGTATTAAAAATACGTTCTAATCAAAGATTTAAGTTTGATTTACGGCCTTTAATTAATTTTATGAAAAAAGGTTCTACTAAAACTAGGGCCGATAAGATGGTTGTAGATATAAATAATCAATGGATTATAATAGATATTCCAGAATTACATCAATATTTAAAAGAAAATAAAATCAAAAAAGTTCATTTAGAAGATTTAATATCCAATTTAGATTGGAATATAATACTACCAAAAAATTAAAAACCATATATAATCGATTATTATGCTACAAAAACTAGGCTTTGCACCAGGATTTAATAAACAAGTCACAGAAACCGGAGCTGAAGGGCAATGGTTTGATGGGGACAATGTACGTTTTAGGTACGGTACACCAGAGAAAATAGGTGGTTGGACTCAATTAGGTGAAGATAAATTAACAGGTTCTGCAAGAGCAATACATCAATTTGAAAACAAAGCCAGTGTTAAGTATTCTGTCATAGGCACAAATAGAATTCTATATGTTTATGTTGGTGGTCAGTATTATGATATTCATCCTATTCGAACAACTTTAACTGGAGCTAATTTTACAAGCACTGCTTCATCTACGACTGTTACAGTAACATGCACCGGGACTCATGGATTATTAGAAGATGATATTGTTTTATTTGATAGTGTAACAGGATTAAGCGGATCTACATTTACCAACGCAACTTTTGAAGATGTAAAATTTATGGTTGCTTCAGTTCCAAGTGCAACTACATTTACAATTACTATGAACACTGCAGAGGCAGGAACTCCTGTAACAAATGGTGGGTCAGCTTCTGTTTTATGTTATTACAATGTCGGTCCCTCTCAACAACTAGGTGGTTTTGGATGGGGAGCAGGTAACTGGAGCGGTCAAACCAGTGGAGCAGCAACTACTACTCTTGCTACAGCGTTAACTGATACCACTACTACAAACATAGTTTTAACCAGCACTTCAGCTTTTCCATCATCGGGAGAAATTAGAATTGATAATGAAGATATAAGTTACACATCGAATGACACCGGCACCAACACTTTAAGTGGAGGGGCAAGAGGAGTTAATGGAACGACCGCAGCTACACATACTTTAGGTACTACGGTTACAGATATTTCTGAATTCGTTGCATGGGGAGAATCTTCAACAGCTCAAGACTTTACTATTGACCCTGGATTATGGATTTTAGATAACTACGGTCAAAAACTAATAGCACTTATTTACAATGGTCCTTGTTTTGAATGGGATGGAGCTCCAACAAATGCTGTTAACGTCAGAGCAACTCTTTTACCTAACGCACCTACGGCGTCGCGACATGTCTTAGTATCTACACCAGATAGACACTTAGTATTTTTTGGCACAGAAACAACAGTAGGTAATAGTGCTACTCAAGACGATATGTTTATTAGATTCTCTGACCAAGAAAGTATTGATGAAGCAGACTCTTATACTGTAACTGCAAACAATACCGCAGGTACACAGAGACTGGCCGATGGATCAAGAATTATGGGAGCTATTAAAGGTAGGGACGCTATTTATATTTGGACTGATACAGCATTATTTTTAATGCAGTTTGTTGGTGCGCCTTTTACTTTTTCTTTTCAACAAGTAGGTACAAACTGTGGACTCATAGGTAAGAATGCTTGTGTAGAAGTAGATGGTAAAGCTTATTGGATGTCAGAAAATGGTTTCTTTACTTATGATGGACAATTAAAATCATTACCTTGTCTAGTAGAAGATTTTGTATATGACGATATTAATACTACAGCAAGAGATTTAATAAACTGTGGTTTAAATAATTTATTTGGAGAAATTAATTGGTTTTATTGTACTTCTGCATCTAACATAATTAATAAAGTAGTTACATATAACTATCTAGACTCGAATGCTAATAGACCTATTTGGACAACTGGCACATTAGCAAGAACAGCGTGGGAAGATTCTGCCTTGTTTGGTAAACCACATGCAACTTTTTATGATTCATCTAGCAATAGTTCTTATGATGTTGTTGGTAATACCGATGGCTGTACAACATACTATGAGCATGAAACAGGGACCGATCAAGTGGACGCCGGCGGAGCTGTTACAGCTATAATAGCAAACATAGCTTCTGGTGATTTTGATATTACACAACGTAGAAGCAGCACAGGACAGACAGTAGGTATGCCAGATTTAAGAGGAGACGGAGAATTCATAATGAGGATAAGCAGATTTATACCAGATTTTATAGATCAAACAGGGACAACAGCTATTAAATTTAAAACAAGATTGTATCCAAATAGCACACAAGTTACCAATAGTTTTAATTGTACTTCCTCTACAACAAAAAAAGATGTAAGAGTAAGAGCACGACAAATTGCATTAGAAGTTGCAAATACAGGTGCAAATGAAGACTGGAAGTTAGGAACTTTTAGATTAGATATATCACCAGGAGGAAGAAGATAATGGCTACTGACCAAGAGATACGAGACGCAGGTTTTAAATATATTCCAGAACAACAGTATTTAAAATACCCTTTTCAATTACCTCAAAATCAAGAACCTGTAACTGATTCAGGTATTGTAAATACTAATGCTTTTATGAATAGTGGCGGTGGCGGCGGTGGCAGTTATTATCCAGGTTCTCCAAGTGATTTAGTTGGAAATTTTCAATCAATTGTAGAGGCTAGACAAGAAAGACTTAATAATCCTTCTGATACTTTTTTAGGTTTTAATACTATGAAAGATCAACAATTAACCGGAGCAGACGCAGGAGAATATATTGGATCTGGCATGAAGATTCCTCAAGAGATGACTATGATGGGTAAAGTACAAGATTTTGTAACACCACAATCAGCTAGAGATATTTTAGAATCAGGATACGATAAACCATATGGTTCAGGAGGTCCTGGAATATTGGGAGCAATTTTAGGTAGGATGGATAACTATCATAACTTATCTAGACCTGATCAAGCATTCATTGCACAAAATATGGGTTACACTGGTCCAACAGTATTTGGTGAAAATACAGGTAATCAAGATCCATTTGGTTTAAATGTTAGATCTGGTTTTGGTAATTATGCAGAAAGAGTTGGTGTAGAGGCAGAAAAACTTGGTGATATTTTAGGTAAAGATCTTGCAGAAAAATATGGTGCAACATTTAATCCTGAAACAGGGTTGTTCGAAAATGATGATGATGAAGAGGCGGCGGCTAAAGCAAATCAAATGACTAAAATGTTGAGACAAAAATTTGGTTTCTACACAAATAAAAATTTAGAGTATGCTGACTTAATTAACAAGAATGCTGAACTCCAGGGTCAACAAGACAAAGACATTGTGAAGGATCTCGGTATTACTGCAGATGATGCGTTTAGTACAACTACACAAGGTGGTGGAGGCGGTATCGCTGATGCTGGATATGGTCCAGGTGGTGGATTAGATGCATCTAAAATGGGAGGTGGTTCACAACAAGCTAAATCAGGTGGTCAAAAAGCTGGAGGAACCGATAGAACTGACGGCGGCTGGGGACTTGCTAAGGGAGGACTAGTAAGTTTATTATAATGGCAAAAATTGTAAATTCATTAACCAAAGCTAATCGTGAATATAGTCAAGAAAATTTACAATCTTTAGTTAGAGATTTAGATTCAGTAATAACAAAATTAAATACTTCATTTCAAGAAGAAATTAAACAGGAGATAGAAGCTAAAAGTTTCTTTTTAGAATAATGACAGTATCTAACATATATAAATTTTTTGGAGTAGATAATATAACATCTACTGCAGCACAGACTATATTTGGAACTTCTACTGTAGAAGGGGTTTCAAAACAAAACCCGTTGATAAATGAAACATATATTGTTAAATCTATTAAAGTTACTTCTGCAGGCACACCGACCGTGACTGTTGCAAATAATGATATTACAACAATTAAAACAGCAGCTTTAACAGCCAACGTGACACAAGAATTATTAACTCAACCGTTAATAGTAGAGGGTGATACTACCCTAAAAATAACATCTAGCACTGCCGATTCGTTCGATATTGCTATTAGTTATCTAAATATCAAAAAGGAGAGATTAGATTAATGGAAATAAAAGAAGCTAAAGTAGAGACTACGTATAGACACAAGCAAACAGGCGAGCTTTTTAAGGAAAGAAAAGACTGGGAAGCCAAGGGATATAAGAATGAAGACATGGCACAGGACGTAAATGTTATCATGCCGCCTCTTGATTTACTGAGCAAAACCAAGTAAACATAAGAATTAAGGTAAAAATATGGCTATATCTAGAATGCAACAACCACAACAAATGCAAGGTGGATTAGGTTCCCTACAAGACCCTAGACAAGGTTATTTCTTAGGTAAACTTGTAAAGAAAGCTGGTCGTGCTGTAAAGAAAGTTGTTAAAAGTCCTATAGGTAAACTAGCTTTATTAGGTGCTGGAGCATATGGTTTAGGTGCTTTAGGTGCTGCAGGAAAAGGTAAGTTTTTATCACAGTTAGCAGGTGGTGGAATGAAAAACTTTGGATTAAAAAATATCATGGGTGGTGCCGGTAAATTGTTCTTAGGTTCTGACGGTGGTATTTTTGGTGGAGGCGGTGGTCTCTTTGGAAAAGCCGGAGAATTTTCTGGTAAGAGAGCGTTTCTTACTGGTGGTGCAGCTTTAACAGCTTTACCATTTTTAATGAGTGGTGGTGATGAAGAAGTAGAAGAAGATGTAGAAGTTATGGACCCAAGGTTTCAAGTTCAACGTGCTAAAAATTTTTATAGTGGTAAAGGTGATGCAGGTGCTGGTTTAGATTTTATGCCAAAAAAAGAATATGTAATGCAAAATTTTTATGCAGCTGACGGTGGTCGTGCAGGTTATGCTGATGGCTTGATGGTTGAAGAAGACGACGAAGAAGAATTTATAAGAACTGGTGCTGGTCAAAGAATAAGACCACCAAAAACATTTTTAAATATGGGTGGCAACGCAGGTCAAGCTCAAGCAGAACAAATGCTTATGATGGAATATGTTAAATACAAAAACAAAGGTGGAAATTTATCTTTTGAACAATTTGTAAAAGCAGTAATGCAAGCACCAGAAGGTGCAGGTATGGAACAACCAGAAGCAGTTCAAATGGCAGCTGATGGTGGTAGAATAGGTTTACTAGCCGGTGGACCGGTACCAGATTCTACAGTTCCAGGATACACAACACCTGCAGGTTACAATAAATTTGATTATAGATCAGGTGGAGTACCGGTAAGAGTAGGAGCACAAGAAGGTGGGATTATGGAAACTGAAGTTGCAGAAGAAGTAATGCCTTTACTTGATATGGGTGGCAAAGAAAAAGATTATAGAAATACAGGTGGTTTTGTAGAGCTTGGTAGAAAAGAAAGAGCTGATGACGTACCTGCTAGATTATCAAAAAATGAATTTGTATTTACAGCAGATGCTGTTAGAAATGCTGGAGGCGGAGATATCGATAAAGGCGCAGAAGTTATGGAAAATTTAATGAATAATTTAGAACAGGGCGGTGAGATTTCTCAAGAGTCACAAGGTTTGGAAGGAGCACAAGCAATGTATGAACAACAACAAATGTTACAATCAAGGATAGTATAATGTCAGTACAAGAATATTTAGAACCGGCGGTAAAAGATTTTGCAGATCAGGCGAAAGCCACATACTCTGCACCAATAGACACATCAAAATTTACAGGTAGAAGTTTTGTTGCAGGTGAAGACCCGTTACAAACACAAGCTATCAATCTTGCACAACAAGGTGTTGGGTCTTATCAACCGTTCTTGCAAGCAGCACAAACTGCACAAGCAGCAGGGGCCGGGGCTCTGGGACAATCAGCATCAACAATTGGTGGACTAGGTGCTTTAACAGGACCACAAGCTTACCAATCATTTATGTCCCCTTATCAAACACAAGTAATTGATGCAACACTTGCAGAGTATGACAAACAAAGTCAAGCAGGTGCACAACAAATTAGAGATGCAGCTGTAGCTTCAGGTAATTTTGGTGGTGGTAGAGAAGGTGCACAACTGGGTCAATACCAATCAGACGTATTGGGCGACAGAGCAGCTCTTCAGGCACAATTATTGTCACAAGGTTTTAATCAAGCAAATCAATTAGCACAACAAAATTTTATGAACCAGGGTTCTATTGCAGCCGCGCAACAAGGACTAGCTGGTGCATATGGAAATCAAATGAATCAACAGTTTGGTTTATCTGATTTTGGTAGAACAGGTATGGGTCAAGACGTTTCTGCATTAGGATCTCTTGGTGCATTAAGACAAGGTCAAGCTCAAGCTTTCTTATCTGCTGATCGACAGGCAGCACAAACTGGAGCTTATGAACCTTACGGAAGATTATCACAATACGGAAATACATTAACAGGTTTATTGGGTGGTGTATCAGGACAACAATATCAAGATCAAGCAGCTCCAAGTCCTTTTCAATCAGCACTTAGTACAGCGTTAGGTATTGGTGGATTGTACGGAAAAATATTTAAGTAGGTAATTATGAAACCATTGAACAGACCAATGTTTAGATACGGCGGCCCTATCAAAGAGGGTGTTATGTCAGGCATCAGGGAACCAAAAAAAGATGGTGGGTCTATGGCTAATAACGAAGGACCAAGTAGAGTAGCGCTTGTAGGTAACCCAATTTATCCTAAAGGACCAGATGGTAGAACAAACCACGTTGTACCTGCTGTTATTGGTGCAGGTATGGGACTGGCAAGATTAGCTCCTCTTGCAATCAGAGGTGCTAGAGCTCTTCAAGGTTTATTTGGAAGTAGAAAATTTGTAAAAGATGTTGGTACAAAACTAGCCGCTTCAAAAAATACAGCTCCTTTTACTCCTGTTAAACAAGTTTTTGAACCTAACAAAGTTGCAAAATATTTTATAGATTCACCAGAAGGTAGATTAATTGCAGGCAGCACAGGAATTGCCGGTAAAATTGGAAGAGGTACTTACAAAGGCGCTAAATATTTAGCTTCATCTCCATTAACAGTTGGAGGAGGTTTAATATATGTCGGCGGTAAATTTTTTAAAGATGGTAAAGAAGTTCCACCACCACCTAATGCAGCTGAATTATTAGAAGGTCAAGGCAGGCAGTTTACTGGTGACGAAGCAATGATAGGAGATCCAAGAAAACCATTACCTGATTCAAAACCAACATTGTCTAAAGAAGAATTACGTAAGAAAAATGTTCAAAGATACAGAGACATCATGGACATTAAAGGTATGAACAAAACCGCTGCGTATGATTCTTTGATTGCAGCCAGCCAAGCTATTAATGAGTCTGGTGATTTCAAAAAAGATCTTAAGTCTGGTAGTTTAATTAATAAAATAATACAATCAACTAGCAAAGCATTTGATAAACCATCTAGAACTAAAGAAGCAATTGATACACTTATACTTAAAGGTGAGATTGAAAAAGATATTAAAGCGTCTGATCCAAATACTAAGTTAGATGCAGACTATAAAAGAGCTAAAATAGCAGAGAGCGAAGCAAAATTAAACCCTAGTTTCAATACTTTAAAAGCTGGTTATGGAAAAGATAATAAAGGACAAAGTGGTATAGACCTAGCAGCTGCAGAATATTCAGAAAATACAGGAAATACTTTTAGAGGAAATATTATTACTAAATCTGATTTTAATGAAATTAAAGCAGACATAAAAGAGAAGAGTGGTGCAGTTGACGAAGTTACAATTGTTACAGAATGGACTAACGCAACAATTAAAGACAAAGATGTACCTGATGGAACCTATACAGTAGGTGATAAAATCGTAAAAATTAAAGATAACGTAGTCATAGCTGTGGAGTAATAACTCATGGCATCTAATTTTGATTATTCAGCATACGTAAACCAAACAGAATCTAACAACAAAGTAGGTACATTTGAATCTATGCTAGCTGGTGTAGCGTCAGGTTTAATTGCTATACCAAAAGGTTTCTTTTCTTTAGGTGCAAGTCTTATGGACCTTGGTGTTAACAGCGGTAAAGCAGCTAGAGTTGAAGCATTCTTTGATGACCTTACAGAGTTTGATGAAAAAGCAGAAGCAACAGCTGCCGGTAAAATTACAGAAGCATTAGTAAACATAGGTATCCCTGGTGGTATTGCATTTAAAAGTGCATCAGGTTTATCTAAAGCTGCTATGCTTGCAGCTAAGAATAATAAATACGTTAGACTAGGAAATAAAAATTTAATTAATGCAGCTGATGAAGCATTAGAACTTACAGCTAAAGGTAAAGGTAGACAATTTGTTGCTGGTGCATTGGGTGGTGGTTTAGCAGAAGGTGTATTTGTTGGTGATGCAGAAGCTATTGGTACGTTTGGTGATCTTATTGGTGGCCCAACTAAAATAGATAGAAGCGATACGGACCCAGATGCAACAAGAGAGATATTAAACAGAATTAAATTTGGTACAGAGGGTGCATTATTTACAGGTATCCTAGGTGGTACAGGTGCAGTTATTAAAAAAATAACAAACAGAAACAAGGGATTAGACACAGCTAATTCTTCTTTGGATAGATGGATTGATAAAGTTGCAGAAAAATTTAGAGCACGTAGCGGTAAGACTCAAGAGTTTTTTGATATAGAAAGACAATCTATTGGAGCACAAGCAGCTGATGCAAACGTTGCAAGAAACTTATCAAGAGAACTTGATGTAGATATAGATAAATTATTTCCACCTATGCGTACTGTATTTAACAAACAATCTGCAAAAGAAAGAACAAAATTTTTAGGTGATGTAAACGATGCGTTGTTATCAGGAGAAGCAAGACTTGGTGATGATGGTGTTGCAGCTTTTGGAGAGATAGATGCAGCAGCTAAACAAAGAGTTAAAGATGGCATTAGAAAATTTGCACCTAACCCACAAGCCGCAGAAGAATTAGAAAAATCTATTCTTGGTGGTCTATCTGTTATGAGAAGTAAATGGTCTGCGTTATTTTCTAAACTTGGTGGGTCACTAGATGCACAAGACATACAATCTTTTAAACAATTATTTGGTGGTAAGTTTAAAAACTACCTTGGTTCTACATACGACATTTTTCAAGATAAAAGTATTTTACCATGGATGAGATATAAGCCTTCAGCAGAAGCAATAACTAATGCTAAAGATTTATTTAGGGCAAGTGCAAAAGAAGCAGGTAAAGATCTTACAGATCTAGAAGCAGAGCAAATTGTAAACAACGTATTAAAAACTTCTGGATTACCAAAAGGTTTAAGAATGGACAAACCTTCTGACGCACTATTTAACATACCAGACTTTTTTGTAAACAGAACTGCATTAGATGATGCAGTTAAAAGAGGTGGTGTACCTAGAATATCAATTAGAGATGTTGCATCGGAAGCAGATAGAAAAGTATTTGATGATTTGTTTGGTAAACAAAAAAATCCTATGCAAACAATGATAGGTGGTATGGCTAAGTTATCTTTAATTACAAGACGTAATTTATTTTATGATGATTTAATTAAAAAGAATGATGAAGTTGTTGCTAACTTTAGAAATGCTACAGATAAAACTACTGTTCCACAACCTATGTTTGCTAGATCAGAAGCAGAGGCAAGAGCTTTCTTTGGTGATGACTTTCAAAGAATAGAAGTAATTGATCCTGCACAAACTTTAAACGTAAACATTGCATCGGGTGCAAGTAATCCGTTTGGTGATATTGCAAAACCTTTCTTTGCAAGACCAGGTGTTGCTGAAGCTATGAAAGCTACATCTTTAAACACACAAAGCTCAGGTATATTAGGTAGACTATATGAAAGTTTAGTGTTGTATCCTAAAGCCACATCACAGATTGCTAAAACAATTTTATCACCAGTAACACACTTAAGAAACTTTGTAAGTGCAGGTGCGTTTGCAGCTGCAAATGGTATTATACCAGCGATAGATGGACAAGCAATTAAACAAGCTTATCAAGCATTACAAACACCACTTAAAGGCACAAGGCAACAAAATGATTTATATCAAGAACTATTAGAATTAGGTGTTGTAAACTCAAACGTAAGACTTGGAGATCTATCAAGACTATTACAAGATGTAAACTTTGGTGAGACTATGACATCTGACAAAGGTATGAGATTATTATTAAAACCTTTATCAAAATTAAAATCTGTATCACAAGATTTATATACAGCTGAAGATGACTTTTGGAAAATATATTCTTGGGCTGTAGAAAAATCTAGATTAGAAAAAGCATACGAAAAGATTGGTGTAACAAGAGGACAGTTTTTTAAACGTAATGGTGTTGACGTAAGACTTGATGAAAAATTTTTAAAAGAAGAAGCAGCTGACATTGTAAGAAACAATATACCTAA